GTGCGCTATTGCACACGGACTCAAAACACTCTTCGAGTGAAACAGATCCGGTGGTGCACCAGGATAACATCCCGTAGATGATCTCCTTAGCAAGTGGTGCAAACATGATCCCTCCTTCAAATCTAAAGGTCCTTCCACAAAAGGAAACCTTATCCCATGAAACCCATTCAGATAATTCCTCGTCTTTGTTGACCGAGGTATATCCCATATTGAAGTGTTCCTTCAATATTCTGGCTAGATCTTTCATGGTGAACCATTCTTTGAACTGCTTTTCCATATCTCTGACATGATCGTCACCAAAGGAAATGATCACAGTTCCATCGAGTGCTGTCTTGATTGAGATCTCAAGTCCAAGCTCTCGGCATCGAATAATGAAGCAATAAGTGCTCAATGCTTCAACATTCACTCCGTTCACATCCGTGGTACAAATCCAACCGCTTGGATTTTCTTTGTCCACTTGAAAAACAAGATTTCCAGAAATTCTTGTACTTTCAAAGATCTGTTTATAGATCTGCATGTAAACCTTCTCATAGATGGGCTTCCAATCGTGGCCTTTACGATAGTAGGGCATAATCACCTTTGTAAAGTAAGCCAACCACAAATGGCAGGAGTTGATGCATCCATCTTCTCCACGTCTCCTCCTATCTTACTCGTTCGTTTACCAAACTTTGAGATTTTATGAGCAAGGAAACCCCATTCAAATGAGTGTGGATTGATTCCAATCTGAGAACCATTCTCCAGATGACCAATCATCTTATTCTCCATATACGCCCCGAAGAATCGGCGATGATGGATTGAGGGCACACCAGGAACGGTGTACATCTCTCGAGTGTCCGCTGACCACCAGATCTCATCTGGGTGTTCAGCCATCTTCTTCAGATCATAGATCTTTCTCAAAGGAACTCTTTCGTCCTTGAGATTAGCGCAGAGCCACACTGGCTCTGATTCCTCATCGAGATATGCCTTTTGTTCCATGGCAAGTACTCGCGCTTCTATGTCTGGCCTAAGAGTGGTGATTCCGGTCTCCTCATCATAAATGAGGTAATCATTCTTTCCACTCAATTCTCTCTCTGGATTGATATTCTCTGGGTACCCAAATGAAGTATTTCTCTTCATTGGTCCCAAGTATTCACCTCCTTCAATACCATTCACC